CATCTTTAAGTGAATAAACATTTTCATTTGTACTACCTGCAAGTACAACTGCACCTGCATCTACAACAGAAGTAATTTCGTGTGTAGGCTCTATAGTTAACAAAGCATCAACTACAGCAAATTCAGAAGCCCAACTGTCTGCAAATGGGTCGCCTTCCCATAGATATTCTGCATCTCCATCATTAGCTGTAACAATTAATCTATCTTTTACAAACCAAACACCTGTAAATATTCCACCAGTAAAACCTGTATTGTGTACATCCCAACCATGACCACCTGGTTCATAATGTACAAACTGTGTATTAGTTGTTCCTGCAGTTCCAGTAGTAACATAAATTGTATCTCCAAATGCTGCAATACCTGTAATAGCATAAAGTATTCCAGTAGATGTCATAGCTGTCCAAGTATCTCCATCATCTGTACTTTCATAAATAGTTGTACCATCAGCTACATAAATATTTCCATTCGTAGTTCTAGCCATATAGTTATTATCTGAACTAAAGCTAATACTCTCTGGTGCAGTTGTGTATAACAAATGAGTGTGATAAGAAGTTTCATCATCACCATGAAATACATCTACACCTTTGCTATCAAAAAATCTTGTTGTATCTTTAGGAGTACCATTAGCCCTATGTGCTGTATCTAATCCCTGTCCACCTGTAAAGTTATTCCTAGAATAAATACGACCTAAGTTAGAAGTGAAATCTTCAGGGTTTTGTTTAACATTAATTTGACCTTCTTGTACATCAGATGATTGTATCTGCATCTCTCTACCAGGACCAACAGCAGAACGAAGTAGTATGTTATCAATTCTAACATCATACCCATATCTTTTAGGGTTAGATATATTAACTGTGGTAGCTACTCTAGGCATTATCCGTAACTTATACTGTTAATAGAAACTGGTTCTGGATATCTAGCTCTAAGGTCCTTTCGTGCTTGTTGTATTAAAGCTCTTTGATATGCTAACAATGAGTTTCTAATTCTTGTTGCTGAATCTACTGGGAAGTTAGATGTTGCTAATTGGTCAGATATATAGTCAGCAGTAGCAGTAGGTATATCTCTACCTGACATTAATTGTGCAGCTACTCCTGCCATAACGATTGGTTCATATTCACTTTCTAATCCTATGCTTGTCAATGTGTCTGACTCTGCAGTAGGTTCTACAAATTTCTTTTTAAAAGTTATATAACAAGTATGTCCTGAAGCGATACCATACATTTGAATTGCATTGACTTTATCTGGTCCATTGTTACTGTAAGTAATTGTTTGAGATACACCATCTGCATCTACATAACTAAATGGATTAGGCAGGTCTACCATTTCGACCGTGACACCTCTGTATATAGTTCCTGTTTCATCAGAGTTACCATCCCAGTCTGTGTACTGTGATATAGCTTTGATTGGAGCTATCAAGTAGTTATCGTAGTCTCCACTTAGTAATGTATAGCCAGTAGAAGATATAACTGATTTAGTTTCTACTGCAAATAATGTAGGGTACATATTTTTTATTTGGTCACACACTGCATCAAATACATTCTTACGAGGAAATGGTGGAGTAATTTTAATTAAATCTCCTACGCTATGACTAGCTGCAGTTGTACCTCTTGCAGCTCTAGTTACTGTAACTGTATTAGTAACTGCGTTAAGGTCAGTACATATCATTAGCTCTTGACCTATTTCAATTATTGCACCTGCATCTAAAGCATCTTCTTCTTCTACGGATAACAAGTCACCATTAAATACTACTGATGTATCTGTTGTGTTAATGGCTGTAGTTAGTGTTGTATAACTAACAATATCATCCATTGGCTCAAGATATTCTCTGTAAGTCCTATCTACTAGGTCGCCAATAGTTGAACTCATTGGACCTCCTAAGCAGTTCTAAATATTAATTTTATACTACGGTCAGCAGCTTCTGTATCATCAGATGTAATTCTAATAAATCCACTAGATGCAAAAGCCCAACCACTAGGGTCAACTCTAACTGCATCTCCTACAGATATTGTATATGATACATCTGTTCCGTCTGTTTCTTTTACGTCATACCAGTTTGTACCATCTACTGAAAAATCAAATGTAACAGCAGTACCTGTCATTGTTGCAGGAAACACTATTCCTGTTAATAACATACCGTCTGTATTTACTTTAAGTGAATTACTCGCATCTGCTGATACGTCAATCAATGCTTCTTTAACGTTAAATTTATACATATCTTCCTTACTATAGCACAAGAAAAGGGTGGAGGTGGAGTTCCACCCTAATCTTGAAATTAATAATTACTACGGGGTAGCAATTTCATCTATGTGGAGATGATATTGTGGAGGACCGAAGTCGATTCCCATTTCCATATAGATTGCTTTTGCAACTCTTGCATAATCATCTTGGTCAATGTCTCTCACGAAAACAGTTCCTTTACCAGGAATGTTTGTGAAGATAGGGCTTACATAAGCCATATCTACGATGAAAGCATCATTAGAACCTAAGATGTTAGAATCAAGAACCATCATTCCGATTGAACCGAATGGTGTAACAACAGTATCAATGTCGATACCTCCAACGTTTCTATCTCTTGGAAGGACAGCAGCAGTTGTACCACCTGATTGTGGAACGTGTAACTGCTTGTTAAGTTCTAGCAAGTTAGCAGAGTTTACCAATAATACTGGATTTTTAACTGGAGCGTTTGCATCATAAAGTGTCTTTAGACCTTTAGCGACTGCATCCCAGTCAAGTTTTTTAGCAGTACCACCTGTGGCTTCTGTGCTTGTATTGAAATATGTGTTACCACCATTCAATCCACAGTGAGCCTCAAGTCCTCTGAATGTTCTGTTGTCAGATACAGGTCCACCTGCATTGACACCATCAGCGAATGTACCGTTGATAGCGAACCATTCAACTTCTCTAGCTACTTTTTCAAGAGCTAACTCGAGTTGTTCTGCCATTTCATCAGTAATTGGATTACCTCCGAATAAAGCTAATTTATCGGCAGCAGTTAAAGTTCCATCTCCATCTGAAGAATTTGGAAAAGCTGCTGACAAATCAAATGTATTTTGTTGATTGTAAGCTGCCATAGATGTATATGACATTTTTACACCTTTGTGGAATATCTGTGTTACTTGGGTGTAAGCTCCTCTATTTCGACCAAGGTATTCTGTTGGTTGTCCACCTTCAGTTCCCTCTGTTGGTGCTGAAGAGATTGTAGCATTATCGGCTGTTTGGAATTGGAAGAAAGTTGATTGAATAACTTTACCACCACCAGACAACCCACCAAGTGCAGATAAGAAAGGTGTTCTTTGACCACCTACGCGAAATAACTCTCCTTGAAAGTTATTAATATCTTGTGCGTAAATTGGGTCAGGGGTTGTAATTGGTCCCATTTTTTTCTCCTATTTACTTATCTTTTGGGTTATCCATCATAGCTAACTTAGCTGAAATGGATTGTCTTGTACTTGTTTCTGGAGAATTAACATACTCCTTAAATGCAGACATCACATCTTGTGGTTTAGTATCTACACCTAATTTATTAAGTTGCTCTACACGTGATTGAGCTTGAACAACATTTTCTGTTACAGGTTCTTCTGGTTGAGTATTAGCATCAATAGCACCTACCTCGCCAAATTCTGTTTTAACAAACTCTTGTATAGCTTCGACATTTACATCTCCGTCATACAATTTAGTAACAGCTTTACCGATACCTTTATCAGCATCTAAGCCCATAGAGTTTAAAGCAGAGTTCATAAGGTTCTGCTTAAATGCTTTATTTTCAGCCTTGAGTTTTTTATACTCATCTCTAAGTTGAGCTATAGAATTTTCTTCTGGTTGCTCGATATTATTTTGTTCTGTATTTTCCATATATTTTTCTCCATCTTCTCTAGCATATAAAAAATCCCATAACATTAATCGCTAGGTAATTAAAGGGATTATAAGTACGCAAGGTTTTGTGAACAACAAAGAGAACACCTTGGAGGTTCTCTCGCAATACGACCCTATCTTTTAAGTGCCGAACTCGACAGGCACTACATCTAGTATAACAGATTTATTTAAAGTGCAAGTTTATTTATGCTTCTTCTAATCCTGTAACTGCACCTGCTTGTGTTTTAGCTGCACCTGCTTGTAGGGAACTAAGTGACTGTTGTTGAGCTATTATAGCTTGTTGCCTTCTAGCTTCTGCAGGGTCTTGGAATACATCAGTTTGTAATACACTTTCTAAAGTTATTGGTGTAGTTCTTGATTGTTGCCTACTTAATCTATTTAATGTAGCAATCTTATCTGCACTTCTAGCAAACAATCTTGATGCACCTTCTTGTGTAATACCTGCTTGTAATAATCTTTGTGCTTGTTGTGTATTCAAATCTAAGTTTCTAAGTGCAGCTTCAGCACCTAGTTCTGCTTGACTTATTTGATTTGTTAATATTGCTACTGACATATCAGGGTCAAGTCCTGCAACTAATACAGCTTGGTCATTAACATCTACTCCAAAGTTTGTAGAGTAGTATGCTTTTATTTCTTCTGCTAAAGGATTATCTATAAATGCTTGACGTGTACGTTCTACTCTAGTTCTAAACTCTGATACTGATACATCGCCTGCAATAAGCTGTGCTACTTTTCCTGCTTGGTCAAACACAGTAGGGTTCAAACCATTTTCTAAAAATACTCTAAAGTAACCTTCTCTAGTTTGTTCATATTGAGTTTCTGTCATTCTTAATGAACCATCATCTCTTCTAATACCAGGATAAAACAATGGGTACTCTTCTGATTGTCTTACTGCAGCTATAGCAAAATCAGCACTACCTGTTTCTATGTATTGGTCTGTATATGTTTGTAATAAACTACCTTTACCTTTTAACCAAGGAACTATATCTTCAATTTGTTCGGGAGTAAGTACATCTTCAGGAGTTGATGCTGCTGATGATTTACCAAAGTTATCAAATACGCTTTGTAGTTTATCAAAGAAATCTTCGTTAGATGTTACACCTTCTGTAGATTGAGAAGGTTCTGTTAAAGAATATCCTTCACCTAATAATCTGTCTAAATCTTCTTGACTAAACGCTTTGTCACCACCTGGAGGTGAATCAGCTCTAAATATAGGTACACCTTTTTCAAAATCTTCTTCTGTAAATTCCATTAGTAAATCCCCGTTGCTGCACCACCTGCGATGACTTGACTAAAGCCTTGACCTTTTAATCCTGCTGCCATCTTAGTTAATGCTCCTTCATCATTCTGTGACAAGAAGTACGCCCTAGCTAGTTTACTAACTTTACTAGGGTCATCTTCTTGTAATATAGAGTACACGAAATCTCTATCTCGTCCACTCTCGTCTAAGTTACCTTCTTTGGATAAGACAGGACGTAAAGATGCTAATGCTATATTATAGCTTTTGCCTTTAAACCTCTCGGCTACGCTAGCATCCCATATCTCTTGTAACTGTGCATCGAGTATTGCCTCGCCACCTTTTATCCCATAAACATTTGATAAGTACTGAATGTCGTCTGCAGTAAATCCACTTCCTAAATCTGGTCCTAGTTTCTGTAATAATTTTTGTTGAACTTTATTAGTGTTTGCTTTGCTAACAGATTGAGAAACAGTATTGTCTTTAATATATTGTGTGAATACTGGGTCACGATATCCAGGTAAGTCAGGATATGCTAGTAACCTAAATTGTTCTGACAACATAGCTGAATCATATTTACCAGTTAACCTTTGGTTATATAGATAGTCAGTAAGAGTTTCATCTATATCTACTAATCCATATTGATACATCAAACCACTAACTTCTAGCATAGCTTTATCTTCTAATGCTCTTAGTGTTGCATTACTATCACTATCTGTTCCTAATGCAATAGCTTTAAAGTATTGTAGTTCATCTCCACTTAGTGAATTAATGATGTTACTCTTGATTGCATAGTCATCATAAGTTAATACCTTGCCTTCAAACAATGATTCAAGATATACATTTAATACTGAATAAGTACCACCAATATCTTCTCCTAATTGGTTGACTGCACCTTCTGCTTCTTTATCTAACAAGAAAGGATTTTTTACAGCCTCTGCTTTTATTTCTGATATAAATAATTCTAAAGGATTTAATTCTGCAAACTCTGCTGGTATCTGTGCTAAGTCTCCAAAGAATACTGAAGAACTTAATATGTCATCAGGTGCTTGTGTTTGGAATACTTGTCCATCAAATAATGTATCAGCAGTGTAATAGGTGTATAGTTCTTCTTCTATTAAAGGTATCTTAAAGAAATAATAATATTTATCTCCTGCTTTTCTTACAAAGTCTGCTTGTGCAGTTACAGGAACTTCTACTGTTGTATCTTCTTGGTTTTGATTAGGTGGTGAAGAAAAAACATAACCTGCATCGATAGCTTCTTGTATTGTAGTAAACTCACCTGCTAAACCATCTTTATTATAATATATTGCCATTAACCACCTAGCCTTGCTTTTTGTCTGCCTAGTTCTGCTACGAAATCTATAATAGTTCTATCTACATCATCATAATCACTTCTTCTTGGTTGAGGTAATTCTTCTATATCGAAACCTAATTCTTGTCCAAGAATAATTTGTATCTGTCTTTTTGTTTCTGGATTAGCAGAGCCTTCTACTTTATTTACCATTGCAGATATCTTATCTACTGCTCTATTAAACATAGCAACTTCTCTTTGTGAATAACCTTCTTCTCTACGCTCCATACCTAACTTTCCTTCAGCAGGTATAGGTCTTTCTTTAAACGATTGACTTTCAGGTCTTACATCATAAGATTGACTTTCAGGTAAGACATCTGTTGGGGGAGGAGTTGGTACACCACGTACAACTTTGTTTACATCTAACATTGCATCAGTATAAATACCAATACCTCTTGTAATATCTTGCATTTTTTCTTCGTCAGTCTCACCTCTGCCTGGTAACTTCATACTTGTAACAAATGGCTTTACGTAATCTGTATATGCTTCCCATATTGCAAATGGGTCGTTACCTGCATCTTTCACCATTCCAAATTGGCTTTCACCATCTTCTAAATCTTTTTTAATTACGTTTAAATAATACACAGCAAAGTTTGTATTATATTGTGCGTCTTCTAAGTTTTCCTCAAATTGTTTTAAAGTGATATCTCCTGCAAAACTTTTAAGAGTTTCATCAGGTTCACCATCAGTAAAAAATCTACTAGCGTTTATTTGAAATAATCCTAATGAATCTGTATCTTTGTTTTTTGCAAGGGTATCAAAATTAGATTCATAGTACGCAGTCATTGCAAGAATAGGAATATCTTCTTCAGATGCTCCTGCTTCTTTTAAATATTCTATTACTTGTTTGGTATCTACCTTAGCCATTATGTAGGCGCTCCTTGTTCTATAGCAGACAACCCTCTATTTGCAGCTAACAAATTGCCAGTTGCTCTGTCATATCTCTGTTGTTTATTTATAAAATCTAATTCAGGTTGTATAAGATTTTGAACTGCTGCTCCTAATCTTTGTGAGAACAATACACTTTGTCTCTCTTGCGCTCCTGCACCAAATGCACCTAACTCTCCAACAACTTCTACTTGTTGGTCAAATAGTTCTGGATACATTAGTTTTAATTCATCATCTGATAAATTAGGATTACGTTCTTTTAATTTTCTAATTTGTGCAGTAGCTGATATAGCAGCTTGACCTGCAGCAATGCTACGCTCCTCTGCTTCCTTCTGCATCTTAGATATATCCTTAGCTACATCTGCAGATATTTTGTTAACTAAAGTACTAGCATTTCGTATATTACTTAAAGTCATTTGACCTGCAGGAAAATATTGTTGTAATGTATTGAGCATTAAGTATCCTGCTGTTTCATCTTGAAATACAGGTACTTCTGTTAACACATCAGAGAATACTCTATCTTCTCTAGTAGCAACATCTTTATCTAATTCATTAAATAAGAAATCTCTTACTTCTTTATTCCTTGCATCATCCCAAGCATATTTAGTTTCTTCTGTTCCTAATCCTAGAAAGTCTAATAATGAACCTGCAACTTCTGGTATAGGAGGTACTCTACCTTCTTTGTTATGTGTAGCCATAGCTTCTTGTACTGCTATTGCTGTTGCACCATCATACACTTCTGGTGTAAAAGATGTTCTTAAATATCCTGCTCTAATGAGTTTATCTTGCAAATCTCCAATGTATGACTCTGATAGAAAATCTGAACCAAACAATGATTGGTCCATATCAGGTAAGTACACAGGAAAGTTTCCATATTCTGAATCAGGAGATTGTATCTGTGAATAACCTAATGGATATCCTCTACTCTCTAATCCTAAAAATCTAATATCTGGAGCTACAGCAATTAAGTCTGCAATAATACTTTCTTCTGACAAAGGTCCTGACAATGGTTGTACTTCTCCAGTATCAGATATTGCAGCACCAGGAATTTGACCTTGCAATACAGCATTTCTTAAAGTACTTTCTATTGCTTCTGCACTTAATGCTTCAACATCAGCCTTAATAGGAACAGCTCCAAGATTAGGACCAAACGCTGTACCACCTGCTGTAGTTGTTTCTTCTGGTAGCTCTACTTCTTCTTCTGGTAGCTCTACTTCTTCTTCTGCATAAGTATCGGGTATAACGTTATTAAAACCTTTTTTATATTCAGATTGAAAGTCCTCTACAATACCTGATACACCTTCTGCAGCAGCAACATCTTGTAATATTTTAGTTTGGTTAACTTCTGCAATAGGCATATTGTTAATAACTCTATTTATAAAATTAATTGTATTTTGTCTATTCTCTGCAGTTACTTTATCCCAAGACTCTGCTGCTTGTAATTCTTGTTCAATAGATAATTGTTTACCTAAACGAATAGCAGCAATTATCTCACCAATAATTTGTCCTAGACTTTTTTTCTTTGCCATTATAAGTTAGCTCCCTCTTCTAGTAGTTTAACCAAATTTTCCTCAATTTGCTTGCTTAGAATATCTTGCCATACATAGTAAAATTCTGGATATTTTGTGTAAAGTTCTTCTGCGTGTTTTCTAAATGTTTCACGTACATAATAACCTGTAAGTCTTTTAGGACTTACTTGTAAAGAACCTGCTTGTTTTTGTAGTATCTCTTCAAAATTATCATAAGACTGAAAGTATATATTTAATGCTTTTGCTACAGGATTATCTTTCATATCTTCTCTCATAGCACCTTCTCTTAACTGTCTTATCTGTGTATCTAAATCAGTAGGTCCAGGTGTTCTAGGTTGTATGTCATATCCAGGAAATGTTTCTCTTAAAACACCATTCATTCTAAATAACATTTCGTTTCTGACTTTTGCACTTGCTACATAATCAACTGAACCTGGTGTACTAATGTTTCTTCTAAAATTTTCCATAGCCAATCTACCTGCAGCCATATTATAAAGTGCAGCCCATTCATTTATCTCTAAGTCATATCTTGCAATACCTTCACCTATAGCATCTGCTGTAAATGACTGTACCCAAGCTGTATAACTAAATTCATCTAATGGACTATCAGGATTAAAGTAATACGCAACATCTGGTAAATCTTGAAACAACTGTTCATCTGCTGCAGCTAATCCTGGTTCTGTATAAGGAGTTCTTCTAATTTCTTTTGATTTAGATATCAACAATGCTGTAGGGTCATAACCATATAGTTTATTGAATTGTTGAGTAGCTAATAACGAATCACCACCATTCTCTCTTAGTAACTGATAATACACTGTAGCCCATACATTAAATGCAAAGTATCTACCATCTGGGTCTAATCCTGAATTAACTAACTCTTCTGGGTTCATATAAAGTTCTCCACCTGGCATAACTTCTTTCTCCCATCTGAAACTACCTCCAGTTAAGAATGAACCTTGAACACCACTTCGTATTAATGTGAGTACTGTTGCTTGTCTTTTAACTAGCTGTAGTGATTGTTTTACTTTTTCTTCACTACTTAAATCTAAATGTCCTGCAACTATTTTGCCTTTCATTAAATCTTTTGCAGTATTTGTATATTGAGTCTGCCAAGATTCAGGACCTACTTGTAATGCTGCTGCACCTTTTCTCAACCAAGAAGGTATCAAATAATCAATATCATTTTCATTAATACCGTAAGGAAATAATGTTTTATAGATAGCAGAGTTTTCTTTCATATTAGGCATTAAATACTTTGCACCAATTTGTACAGCAGGACCAACTCCTGGTATCAAACCACCTGCAACAATGTTTGCTGATGAAGCAAAACCTACAGTTCTCATTCTTGTAGATTCATCTGTTATATTTTCACCACCAAAGAATTGACCTGTTTGAAAGTAATTATTTAATACTTTATCTACTACAGGAATAACAAACACTTCTTCATTAGTTAATGGGTCTGTATATAAGAAACTATCATTATCATTATTAGGGTCTGATTCTCTTGCAGAGTCTACAGTTAAATACATCTTACGTAACTTAGTAGGATTTTCTCTAAGTAGTCTTGTCCAAGTAGTTGCAATTTCTTTGTGAACTTCTGCGAATGGGAATATTAATGCAGTAGCTTGTGAGAACTGTGAACGTCTATTTAAGTCATACAATAATTCTTGTACATCTTGTAACGCAACAGCTTTAGCTATTTCATCATATTGGTCTATGTTAGAAAAGTTAACACCACCTTGTGTTGGTATAGTATCATCTAATTTCTTTATTATTTTTTTATCAGCTCTTGCAGCACGTGCATTTTTACGTACAGCTTCTAGTGCTTCAGCGTTTAATGTATATGCTGTATCTGCAATACGTTGCCAGTAAAATTGTTTAAATGCAGGAGACCTTGACAAAAAGTTTGTTGGCTTAGACATTAATATATCAAACCAAGCATTAACAGCATTGTTATATGACGCACCTACACCTGGTCTGTTGTCTATTCTACGAGATACTTTTACTACTTCAGGTCCTATCTCAACATATCTTTCTAGTTCGTTTAATAATTCATCATATTGTTTTTCACTAGCTTTTCTACCTAATGGAAGTTTTAATGTTTCTACATACTTACCTTCTGCATCTAAATATCCAAACTGTGTTTCTCCTTTTGCAATACCTTCTATTAACGGGTCAGATAATTTACCATTTTCAGTTATTTCGTAATACATACGTAGTGGTAAACCATTTTCATCTTTAGCATTTCTATAAACAGTACCTTTAGGTATCTCTACTTTTTGACCTTTAACCTTTATGTATTTCTTAAAGTCTCCACCTGTTTTTTCTACAAGTCTTGCTTGTAGTGATTCTAAAAACTCTAATGTTCTATCTTGGCTTTTAACTATTTCTCTACGTGAATTTAAAGTAATAGCATCAGATTCTTCTGCCCAGGCTTGATATTGTTTCCACAAATCATCAGATATAACTTCATCTGTACCAGTAAACCCACCTCTATACACAAGTGCATCTGCTAATTCATCTAATGTACTAAATTTGTATTTACCTTTACCACTTATAATTCTTGCTACTTCTACAACTAAATCATCATCTGCTAGTTGTTGTAACTCTGTAGCCCAACCTTGTGCATATCTTCTACGTGATGCACTATCTCTTAATGCTTTATCTTTTTGTACAACATCAAAAAATCTATCAACACTGTTTGCTTTTCTTATAAGTATTCCATTACTACCTCTTGACATACCTTGCTTAAATAACAACGATTCTTGAAATGATTTACCTAAAATATCTGTCGATGCTTTTCTGTTAAATGCGTAAGCTAAGTGTGATATAGGATGTGTCCACATATTTGATAAATCTGCAGCAAACATACGTAACTGTTCTTCAGATATAACTCTTACCGTCCAAGCAAATCTTAATAACTGAAATGGTTTCCATACTTGAGTAACTGCGTTGTTAGCTAATCTAAATAAAACAGAGTTAGTAAGTCTCTGTCCTTCTTTATCGTATTTATAAAATAACTTTGCAATATTTTTAGTAACTGCATTAGATGCTATGTTTCCTGCACCAAATGCTTCTTGTAACATAGTAGGGTCATCAAGCATATCAAATACTTCTAGTACTATTGGTTCAAACTGTCCTTCAAATTTTCTACCAGTTATTTTTTCAAACTCATCAAGCAATTCTTTTCTAGCATCTAATTGTTTTTGCTCAATATATTTTCTAGGATTTTTTACACTAGATGGAACAGTTGTGTTATCCAATGTTGGATATGACCATTTAGAAATAAACTCTGCAAACGTCTTATCTGTTTTAGCTAGTTCTGATAGTTCATCACCATAGTTCTTTGATGATAATAACTGTGGTAAGTCTATACGTTTAGGACCTAGTTTATTTAGTCCTGTCATCTCATAAAGTGTATTTCTAAATGTTCCTAATATTCTAAATGTTTCATTCATATCAGGTAACGGAATATTACCTGTAAGCATCTCTGACATTAACTGTGCAGTAGGTTGTGCAAACTCTAAGTCACCATCATAAGTGTTTAAAATAAATTCTTTGATTGCATCTTTGTCTCCCTTAGCTGCAAGATTTTCTATTTCATTAATATCTAACTGTGCTTTAGTTGCATCTTTAATTTGTTGCCCTGCTTTACCAGATTTAGAACCACTAAATCCTACATCTACTACTTCATCCCCTACAATAGAAACCCAATATTTTCTTGACTCTCTAATCTCTGCTATAAAGTTTTGTATACCACCTGAAAATTCTTTAGGAAAACCTTTAGCAGTCATAAGTTTCTGTAGTTCACCAAGTATGCCTTTATCTTTCCCTACGCCTGAACCTAACAATACATTATAAAATTCTTCAGTCATACGAACTTTAGATACTTTAGTTCCTGACAAAGCCATATCGTTCAATTTAACATTTGCATCACCAAGTTTTTCAAACAGTTCTTTTCTTTGGTTTGCATTAAATGGTAACGAGTCAACAAGTTTTTCTAATTCTCTAAATCCTTTTACAGTAGAGTGAGCAGTTATATATGAAGGAGATACCTCTTTAAATAGTCTAAACATCTTACTATCAGATGCTTTTCTTGATACAACAGCTCCTACTCCTAAGAAATCTCCCATATCTGAAAAGTCAATCTTGCCACCATCATCTAGTATTTTTCCATTCTTTCCAAATACACGTCCTGCTGCTCTTGATACGTGTCCTCTAAATGTAAATGAATAAGGGTCTAATCTCTTTGTAATGTTTCCTGACCTAACATTCTTAGCAATAATATCTCCAACTGTATCAGCAGAGTTAGCTTTAAGTATTGCTTGTTTAGATGCAGGGTCTAGGTCAGGTAGTATCTTCATTAAATCTTCATATTTAATTCCACCTGATTGTACGTTGTCATAAATAAATTCGTATATTTGTTTACCTGTAGTGTTATGCCATTCTTCAAATCTAGTTTTATTTAATGAAGGTCTTAATACTTTAGATAAACCTGAAGCATTTTTAGCTTTCTCTACGTTTTTAACACGACCAATTCTTAATCCACTTACGTAAGCATTAATAGCTGTTTCATATTCAGCTTGTGCTTTTCTAACAGCATCTACATCCATATCTTCAGGTCTAGCTCTTCGCAACTTATGTGATTTATCGTGTAATCTTTGTATATGAGCAGGTGCTTCACCTTTAAAAGCTAAAGCGTGAGTTGCTTCGTGGTCTAAAATAAAATCTACATACTCTTCATAATCTTTAATTGCACCTTCTTTTATTCCTGCTCTACCACCACCATAAATTACTTGTCCATCAGGTCCTGTTCTTAGTGTTTTCTTTATAGCATCTCTGTCTATAAGAACAGTAAGGTTAACATCGTCACCTTGCACTCTTGAAATTGTTTTACCTAATGAAGTAAAAGGTTTTCCTTTTAACGGTTTAACTTTGTTTTTTGAAGTAACTGTTTGTCCTTTTTGTGTAAAGAATCTGTAAGTATTTCTACCACCTTCTTTAGCTAGTGCATCTAATTCATCTAATGTATACGTTGGTTTTGTAAGTATATTATCTCCAACATCTACATATCTAAAAGCTCTTTTACCATCAATAATTAAATCAACACCTTGGTATATATCTGCACCTGTTGCTCTAGTAGCTAACCAACCTGTCATCTTTTCAGTAGTAGTAAATGCTTTACCTGCTTTAGACAATTTACCTACCCAAGCACCTACTAAGTTTGCAGGGTCAAGTCCTAAAGTTACAACGCCATCAATTAAACCTGATACTTGTCTATATCTTTCTGTTCCTGGTTGTGCAAAGTTCATAGCCATAATACGACCAGGGCTAATAGTTTGACCTCTGTATTTATTTGCTTCTACAGCTTCACGTTCTAATTCTGTTATAGGTGTTCCTAATTGTTGTTGAATAACTTGTTCTACGGCTTGTAATTGTGATGGGTCTTTGATAGTACCTGCTATTTGTTTATATATAGCTGTATCTCTAGCAAGTGTAGAGTTTCCAAAATATCCTTCACCTAAGTTTACTTTCTCACCTTTAGCTAACGATTTTAAAGCTCTAGTTGCAACAGTAGGTCCAAGTTGTGCTTTAGCTCTATCATATCTTTCAGCAAATTCTTTATCTCCTGATAAAAACTCAATAACATTTTCTCCATTACCTGCAGTAATTAATTCTGATATCCATATTAAATTAGCCCATTGTGGAGACATACCACCATCTATTGCAGCTCTTGCAGCAGCTTGATATGGTCTTTTAATTAATGCTTCAGCAAATGAATCTAATCCAACAAAAGCACCACGAACAAGTCCTCTACCCATAGCACGTATTTGTTCACCAAACTTTTTAGATTTCTCTTGTTCTATTTCTATTTGTCTTTTAACTAATGCAGATATTTCTGGTGAATCTTCAGTAAATCCTAACAATGCAGAACCTACCATAATATCTCTACCTAAAACATTACCGTATTTATTTACAATACCTTCTAGGTTTACACCTATATCAGGTTTAGATTCTATTTGTGACTTGACAGCTTTATATTGATTTTCTTTAGTTCTTTGCTCGTCAATGTTTGCAAGCTCTAAGTCAGGTGGTTCATATCCGTAAAGTGCCATAGTTTTATATTATCATAGCACTTGCTTCTTCTGAACCTCCCAGTATGTCATTGATGCTTGCAAGTATTGCGTTTGTTCTGTCTATGTTTGCAGGATTGTTTGGCATATAACCTTCTACTTCAGGTAACTCATCTACTGGATTTACCTGACTGTCTGAAGTTCTAAAAGCATTACCTTCTAAAACTGGTCTTGGTGTAGGACCTGGTGTTGTAGTAGGTAAAACATCAGGTGTTATAGCATTTACACCACCTACTGATACTTCATCTTCAGGAAGTAATGGCGCTCCTCTTAAAGCAGCTTCACGTTCTGCTGCACCTTCACCTCTTTGAGCATCTAATCCAAATGCTCCTTTTTTAACTCCTCTAGTCATTTATGTCCTCTATCCATACCATTTGTAATTTTCCATATCCTGGAACGTATACTATTGTTAAGCCATCCATATTACTCCACTCACTATCTTGTACTTCTTGTATCTGGTCATTCAAATACAATTCAGCAACATCTAATTTATTAATCTTCCAATCTTCTGATGTAACAATCTTGTGGAACTCATTGTTAATTCTGATTTCTTCTTCCATTAACCTGCTCCTTGTAAAAGACTTAGTACATCTTGTGGACCTGGAGGTGCGCCACCTGGTTGAGGTGGACCTGCTTGTCCTAACATTTGAGCCATAGCTGCTTCTTGTTGATTAGGTTGTGGCTCTTCTGCAGTAAAGAATTTCTTTAATATTGTTCCAATGTTATTTGGATTATTATATATCTCTACTAATGCCATTTGAGCTTTAGCATCATTTTGACTTGCTCTAGCTAATAGAGATTCAAACATAACTTTTTCAGCTTTTTCTTTAGTAATCTTTTCATTAATATTCTGTAGATTATCTAAACCATCCATTTCTCTCTGCATAGTTTCTTTATCAATAATACCTGCTTGGTATAACTGTAAACCTGTAATAACTTTGCTTGCTTCATCAAATGTAGCCATAGCACCGTACTTACGTTTTGTTAAGAAGTTACTGTCAATATCTGTTGCAGGTGTATAGTTCTCTGCAAATGATGAACCTCTTAATGTTCCAACTAATGGTTTACGTTTATTTAAAGCAAGTTCATCTAGTTCTAATCTTTTGTAATCTATATCTTGAATAGCATATTGAAGTACTTTATGATATTCATTTACCATAGCTCCAATACCTGCTTGTAATTCTTCTAGTCCTCTACCTGTTACGAAACTGTTAGGTGATATTGAATCATCTTGTACAGGATATCCTGCAACAGTTCTTAGGTGTCTTTCAAGTCTTGATACAGATTCAAATAACTGATAAGGCAAATTAGTTACTGGTTTAATTACTTGTGAACCAGGTGCTAAATAGTTAATAGCATTTCTACCTTTACGGTATTGTCCACTTTCAATTTCACCAACTATGTTTGTTTCTGTAAATACAGCATCTTCCATAGCTATAACTGACATAATGTTTACTTTTGCCATAGCAGCCATTAAACCTATTACTTGGTCAAACTGTCCTTGTATTTGGTCAAAAGAATATCTTTTAGCACAAACAAAAGCAGGACCTGACTTTAATGGATTTGGAACAAAGTCTACAATATTTTTGGAAGCAACGTGAACAACATACGTACCCTCTGGGTTTATGTATTCAACTACTACTTCACCTGATTCGTTTGAGTTTTCCCAAGAGCCATCTTGTCCAGGATTAACATACAAACCAGATGTAAAATTATATGGTTCATTTGTTTTCCTGCCTTGGTCTGCAAACCATCCCTTTAACTCTGGGTACATTTGCACAAGATATTCACCAGGTATTCTTCTTATAGTTACAAGTTCTTCTGCCATTTGGCTAGCACCTTGATAACCTGGAAATGTAGAATATGGGTCACGTAATTCTGCTACAGGATAGACATTACCTTGTGGGTCAGCTTTACTTGTTATTACCCATACTGCAAAACCATAACCTGGTAGCCATCTAGCTACTTGAGGTAGTTGTGTTTCTAATCTATTAAACTGGTCATAAGAAGTTACAATTCTTTCTAACTTATCTTTTTTCTTTTTATTACGTTCACTATCTCTAGGATTTGTGATATGCACATCTAATGCAGGCACTCTACCTATTTTTTGTGCAAGCCTATCTAAAGCAGATACTAATAAGTTTGGTGCAGGTAATAAATCTTCATCCATATTCTGCATTGATGGACCTAACAAAGCTGCTAAACCATCTGTTCCACCATTCATAATTGCTCTAAATCTTGCTCTATCAGGTAATGCTTCATCGTGCATTTCTTTAAGTGCGATTGTTCTGTCTAAAATATCTTTAACTAGCATTTAACTCCAGGGTGCTTCGTTCCATTCTACTATATTAAATCCTTCGTAGCTAGGTTTATAATCAATTCCAATATCAGAATATGTTGCCTTTTGCAACTTCCTTAATACTTTTATTGGAAACCAACTAGCCATTACTACGTCAGATTTGTAAACGTTTTTACGTTTAGCAGAAAAGTACGATAGCTGTTTTCTATATATCTCTGATTTTACTTTTGATTCTGTATTACCGTAAGGTAACACAATTAGTTTATCTGTAAACATAGGTGCTAAAGAAGTTACTCCAAAATGACTATCCCATTTATTTTTATAGGTCTCGTGTCCTTCAAGAACAATTCCATTGTTGTTAGCATAATCTTTAATACGTGGGTCTTGTCTAATAGCTTTTTGAAAGTTATTTTCTTCAATAACCCAATGTGATAAATGATATTGTCTATGCCATTCTTTAATAACACGGAATGCTTCTTCTACACCTCCACCCTTATTGTTTTCTATATCTACCATTTGTATAAGTGCATCTTCACCATCATCAAGTATTGCCCATAAAAATGCAGCTTGATAGCCAGATGCAGCAGGGTCTAATCCTGCAACTAAGTAAGAATGTTTAGGTATCTCTCCTACGTTCTTATTAATATCAAAACATTGTGTAATGTGTTCTACATTAAATATAGATGCACCACCTTCTCCAGGTCTGTTCTGATAAACCATTTCAAATCTTTGTAAACCACCAGTAGTCATAGCATCACGTTTACGTGATAGTAACCACTTGTAAGTTCTAAATCCTGACCACAACATACAATCAATATGTTCTTCTTCTTCTAGTTCTGGTATCTCACAACTAGAGTTATGTGCTTCTTCTACTATTGTTTCCCAAGCCTCACTATCTAACAATGATGAATATAAATCATCAGGGTGCTGTCTTGAACCAATAACAATAATTGCTGTATGTTCCTCTTTACGAGATGCTAATGTTGTAGTCCACCAGTTCTTTGTATTATGTCTTGCACGTGGTTGTGCTGTAGATGCGTGGTCCTCAATGTCATCTGCAATAATCAAGTCACAGTCACGAGAAAGTATCTTACCACCTTTACCAATACCAATCATTGTTGGTGACTTAATACCGTGTACTGTTCTTGTTGATACAGTGAAACCATTCTGTGACCAAGAT